TCTACGACAACGCAGTAGAAGAAACTTTACGACTTGGCAAGACACTAGGAGAAGCACCTGACATGAAGGGTACTGGTCGTAGAAATGCACACATGCTTGCCATTGCACCTAATGCTAATAGTTCGATGATCGCTGGCACATCGCCATCTATTGAACCATGGAAAGCAAATGCATTTACTTCACGTACACGTGTGGGTTCACACCTGAACAAGAACAAGTATCTAGAGGCACTCTTAGAAGAGCGTGGCAAAAACACAGAAGCTATATGGTCATCTATTATCACCAATGGTGGATCAGTTGAGCACCTAGACTTCTTAGTAGATCATGAGAAGAAAGTATTCGCAACTGCTATTGAGTTAGATCAAATGCGGATTGTAGAACTCGCTGGTCAGAGACAGAGATACCTGTGTCAAGGTCAGTCATTGAACATCTTCTTTCCCGCAGGCGCAGAAAAATCTTATCTAAGTAAAGTACACTATGCGGCGTGGGCAAATGGATGTAAGGGTCTATATTATCTCAGAACAGAAGCCACTAACAGAGCAGAGAACGTTGCTGAGAAAGTTGAACGTGAGACACTAGATAATGTGGTAAACATGGACGCAAGCAAAATGAACTTCATCAATGGTAGTGAAGAACAACAGGACGAATGTGTTGCATGTCAGGGATAATAAGTGATTACTTTGCTAAAGGTATGACAATGATGTTTCGCTTCTTTGCGGACACATTCTTTGCTAAACGTTATGGTCACCGAGCAGTTGTATTAGAAACAATTGCTGGTGTGCCAGGCATGGTAGCAGGAATGTGGATACATCTAAAGTCACTACGTAAAGCTAAGAAAGGATACGGACCAGATATCCGTGAGTTACTAGCAGAAGCAGAAAATGAGAGAATGCATTTGATGTTCTTCATTGAGATTGCTAATCCAAACTGGGTAGAAAGACTATTGATCTTTATCGCTCAGTTCTTATTCTGGCACTATTACCTTCTGTTGTATATCTTCTTTCCGAAGACGTGCCACAGAATGATTCACTACTTCGAACAAGAAGCGGTGATAAGCTATTCGCAGTATTTGAATAGAATACAATCAGGTAAGATATATAATGCTCCTTGTCCAAAAATGGCAAAAGAGTATTACAGTCTACCAGATGATGCTAAACTGTCAGACATGATTATAAAAGTTCGGGAAGATGAACAACGTCATGCTGATGCAAATTTACAAATGTCAATCTAAAAAGAGGAATGATACATTGGGAGAAAAAATGGACGTACTAATTTATTCGAAGTCGAACTGCCCTTTCTGCGAGAAAGCGAAAGCGTGGTTTACGACACATAGCCTAACTTACACTGAGATCAAACTAGACAGTGAAGAAGAGCGCATGGCATTCTATCAGAAGATGCCTAATGCTAGGTCTGTACCCCAAATCTTTATCAACGACAAACTGATCGGTACGTATAATGATTTGATGTCACAGGCTAGTACTTTACTAAAGAAAGCCGGCGGTGGTCTGCTAGAGTTTTCTGAAACATATAAGCCCTTTCATTATCCATGGGCAGTAGAGATGACTACACGCCATGAGAAAGCACACTGGATCGAAGATGAGATTGATCTGGGAGAAGATGTCACTGATTGGAAAGGTGGCAAGATGACAGAGGTTGAAAAAGAATATGTGACAAACATTCTTCGCCTCTTCACACAGTCAGACGTTGCTGTTGGACAGAACTACTTTGACCAGTTCATTCCTAAATTCAAGAACAACGAAGTTCGTAACATGCTAGGCTCATTCGCTACACGTGAAGGTATTCACCAGAGAGCATATGCACTATTGAATGAAACGCTAGGATTACCTGACTCTGAGTATCACGCATTCCTTGAGTATCAAGAGATGGCTGATAAGATTGATTTTATCATGGACTCAGATGTCAATACAATGCGTGGTCTAGGTCTTGCCCTTGCTAAGTCAGTAATGAACGAAGGTGTTGCATTGTTTGCATCATTCGTAATGCTACTGAACTTTCAGCGTTACGGTAAGATGAAGGGTATGGGTAAAGTTGTCGAGTGGTCGATTCGTGATGAGTCAATGCATGTCGAGGGTATCGCTAAGTTATTCAAGACATTCTGTAAGGAGCATCCACGCATTGTAGACGATAGCTTCAAGAAAGATATCTACGAGATGTCACGCAACGCAGTAAAGCTAGAAGACAAGTTTGTTGATCTAGCATACGATATGGGTGAGATCGAAGGTCTAGAGTCTAACGAAGTCAAGCAGTATGTACGATATATTAGCGACAGACGTTTGATTCAGCTAGGCATGAAACCTAACTTCAAAGTAAAAGACAACCCACTACCGTGGTTAGAATGGATTCTAAATGGTGCAGATCATACCAACTTCTTTGAAAACCGTGTAACAGAATATGAAGTTGCAGGTCTCAAAGGCGATTGGAATGAGGCATATAACTTTGGATAAGTGGCAACACGCTTATATGGATACGGCAGAGAGGTTCGCTTCTCTGTCTTCAGCCAAGAGATTACAGGTTGGTTCGATTGTTGTAAAAGACAATCGGATCATTTCTATTGGCTATAACGGTATGCCTTCTGGTTGGTCTAATGAGTGTGAAGATGTCATCAACGAGCCACACTTCAAGGTGCACCCAAATGATATTGATATATACACTGACACTAAGACTAAGCCAGAAGTGATTCATGCCGAAGCAAATGCTATCGCTAAGTTAGCAAGATCGAATGAAAGTGGCGAAAACAGTACGATGTATATAACCCATGCGCCATGTTTAGACTGTGCGAAACTTATATATACCAGTGGAATCACGTCTGTCTATTACAAAAATAAATACCGAAACGAGGACGGAGTAGAATTTCTTCGTAAATGTAGCATAGAGGTAGAGCAAGCATATGATCAATAGAGTTGAGGAAAAATGTCCTTACTGTGATACACAATTTATGATAGAGTTTGAGATGGAAGATGACGAACTAATATTTTGTCCTTCTTGTGGTGAGGAACTGCCTGACCCAGAGTTAGAGCGTGAACCATGGAGTGGAGAAGACGAAGAGGAATATGAATAAGATCAGACGTATCTGGGAATATTGGTGCAAGGCTATTGGAGCAAAGGAATACGAAGAAGATCGAAAGGCTGACAAAGTTGCTGTAATACGCACGTTTTGGGTTTTACTACATATTATATGTTGCCTAGCAATTATATTGAATGCAATAGCTAATCATGGATGGAAACTTATAGGATTATAGAACATGTGGCATTACCAAGGTAAAGAATTTACCAGTGATATGATAGAAGAATATGTGGGCTTTGTGTACATAATAACTGATCAGAACGAGAAGTCTTATGTAGGCAAGAAGCTGTTTCAGTCCACACGGAGATTACCGCCGTTAAAGGGTAAAACTAGAAAAAGAAAAAAAGTCATTGAGAGTGATTGGAAAACATACTTTGGCTCTTCTGATGAAGTCAAAGCACTTGTTGAAGAACACGGTGCTGATTCGTTTCGCAGAGAGATTTTACATTTATGTAGTTCTAAAGGGGTAATGAGTTACCTTGAAGCAAAGGAACAATTCGATAGAGAAGTGTTATTGTCTGATGATTACTACAATGGCATAATCAATTGTAAGATACATAAGACACATGTAAGGAGTCTGAGAGATGAAGAGAGAGGAGATACGGGTTAGAGACGCCGTTACTTCAGCCTTTACTGCCAAATGGAAGTATAGGTATGACAAAGAACAATACGGAATGGCAGATGCTTGGTGCATCATTCGTAACGAAAGTGAAGAAGGTAAGTTCGAAGGGGATTGCGAAGACTACGCTTTGTCGCTATTATGGCGACTTTGTGGAGAGAGCGATATCACAATGTGGTGGATGCTACTCACAAGACAAGCAGGTATTTGTTGTGTAGGACCATCTAAGTCTAAAATATCACACGCTGTACTAAGATACAAAGGCGAGTACGTAGACAACTGGACTCGTAAGTTCGGTAGTAAAGATCAGATAGAAAAGAACCACACATTCCATTGGCTATACGGTCATGGTCTATTTCACTTCACTGTAATCAAGATGCTTATGAGCAAGATAGTTCGTATCGTCAAAGGCATCAAACGCTAGAAAGGATATACAATGTACACACCACTACCATCTTGTGTAACAATCAAGAAGTCGAGCATACACGGACTAGGTCTGTGGTGTATAGAGAAGATAGAAAAGGGCGAAGAGATAGGGATGTCTCATTTCTATTGGGGTGAACAGCTTATGAGGACACCCCTTGGCGCTTTCTATAACCACGATGAAGACAACGCAAACATCGCCAAAGAGCAAAAAGACAGTAGATTCTTCATGGTAGCTACCAAAGATATATGGCCAGGTGAAGAAATTTTATGCAAATATACCTTTTATGACCTAAGTGCTTGATCTATAAGCAAATCTTTTTTTAAAAAAAGTGTTGACACGCTCATAGATATGTGAGATACTATACTTGTTTCGTTGAGATGAGGTTTGATTATGAATGAAGTTTGTGTCACAGGCGGTACCAAAAAGCAACGTGAATTAGCTGAGATGGTTGTCAACTGGAGTATCACGAAGTTGATGCCCAAAATGCGAACACTCGATATCGCTGTTGAACTCAGTTCAATGAATGGTGACGATGCATACGGTTACTGTATGGAAGAAGATACCAATCGTGAGTTCACCGTTACTATTCGCAAATCTTTACCTATATTTGAATTGGTCGGAACGATCATCCACGAAATGATTCACGTAAAGCAGTATGCAAGGCGTGAGTTACGAGTTGCCCACGGCAACACAATGTGGAAAAAGAAAAGTTATAATAACGTATCTTACATCGATGCTCCATGGGAAAAAGAAGCCTATAGACTTGAGCGTAAATATGCGTTAGAATGCATAGAGCAACTGGAGTTTACATTATGAATTTGGAAGCAGTAAAGAGTTTAGCCGATCAACTAACTTATGAAGAACTAGCGGCAGCCTTGTACGTCAAGGGTGAGATAGACGGCTTTCACAAAGTCACAGACAAGACCAAATGGCGTGAGCCCGTGATGGCAGAGAAGCTAGGTCACAAGGCACACACCAAGATATCAGCGGGTGCAGGCTCTGATGAGTACGGCTCTGATGCTTGGGACGAAGCTAATGGTAAGTTTGCCGAATACAAATCCAAAGCAATCGAAGACAAGCAACTGAACAACCTGTTTCAGCGAGTTCGCTATCCTAAAACTGGCAAGCTATTCTCATCTCTGAAAGTTGAGGGTGTATACAACGGTGCTTATAAGCAATCTGCCCTTGATGCTTATGCAGAGGTCGATCACTACTATGGGGTGTTCTACAAAGAAACCTGCATGATGATCATTCGACCCAAGACTGATGAGGTGATTCGTCAACTTACAGAGAACAATGCAAAGCGAAAGCCAGGACAGACAACTAACCTCAATACGGTAAAGATTGACTTGGCTGATAAAACCATGTATACTACAGTATATAAAAATCCGGAGTATAATGAATTTGATTAGTATATTGAAAGAAGTGACTGATTGGGATATGCCTAAGGGTAATTATCATGTAGATCAAAATGGCCATCTAGTGGCTTATCAAGCGCCTGACGCTGAGTTGAAAGTATTCAGTACGCCTATGAAGCAGTTCTCAAAGTCGAGACGTAAGTTTGTCAAGGTCGGTAGCTATGACAATTGAGATAAGCAACCAAGACTGCCTTGACTTTCTAAAGTCATTGCCCGACAACTCTGTTGGTCATATCAACAATGATCCTCCATATAACATCGGGTATGATGGTGGTGCTGGCTGGGATACATTTCCCACAGAAGATGCTTATCTAGAATGGTGCAGACAGTGGATTACTGAGTGCGCCCGTGTACTGAAAGATGGACGTATGATGTGCGTTTGGGGTACACAAAAGACTGACCTGTTCTTTCGTCTCAAGTTAGAGGTACTAAATCAGATTGATGGACTAGTTGCACAGCCAGCTATTCATTGGTCATATAACTGGGGTGGTAGACCCCGTAACAACTTCGCACATAAGTTTGAGACAGCGTGGTGCTACAGCAAGGGTAAAGAGTTCTTCTTTGATCGTACTAAGGTAGAAGTAGAACGTAAGATGAAACGTAACTTGCGTACTGGTAAAGACTACACGAATGGTACGATACCCACAACTGTATGGGAAGGTAATCTGACCACTGTATCTAAAGAGGCACAAGAATCTAACTTTCATCCTACAGTCAAGCCTCAATTCATATTACAGAGAATGATCAATGCATACTGTCCGCAAGATGAGACTGTATTAGACTGCTTCTCTGGTTCTGGATCAACTGCTGTGGCATGTACAGCGACTGGTCATGCGTTTACTGGATGTGAACGTGATGAAGAATACTATGCCAAGAGCCTAGAGCGCCTCAATAAACATGCAAATTTATCTGAATTTTTTTGAAAAAAAGTGAAAAAAGGGGTTGACATCTACCATTAGATGGACTATATTATATGTGTAGTCAGAAAGAAAGTGAGAAAAAATGATTGATTTTATTTCAGCAGATAACGCCATGATTCAGATGTTCGACGGTGACAACATGGTTGCCGAAGCGAGTACCGCAAAGTCTATTTGCTATTTTATCCAAGAATACGGTATCGCTGAGAGTGTCTTTGCCTCTTCTTCTGTAGACTTTGCCAGCGAGTATGGCTTTGAAAACGATGATGCCGCAATTGAATTGTGGGAAGCCGGAGTCAAAAAATTCGAAATGTCTGGAGCTTGATATGACTAACCAATTCAAATCTTTTATGAACTCCCTGTGGAACTGCACTGATGTGGTGGTCCCAGGTTTAGGAACTATCGTCTCTACACGTGCTAAGTATGGCACTGATATTCAGGCTGCCTGTTTTGATGGTGAGGATATTCACCTGATTGACGGGACGGAGCTGTTTGAACAGTTCCCAAATTTATTTGAAAAAAGTTGAAAAAAGGGGTTGACAAGGTCCCAAATACGTGTAATAATACATGTATAAATTGAGAAATGAGAGAGTATATTATGAAAAATGAAATGACAAATCTTCTTGAAGCAATCAAAGCTGATTACTTGAGATTCACCACTAGGAACTTTACTAGAGAACTTAGTGACATCAACGAGAGCATGATCGCTGAGTTCAACGAGAAGCTTCACTACGAAGAAGGTAGAAAGTATATCAAAGTCATCACTGGTGGCAGTGTTTGGGGCTTCATTATGAAAGCCGATGACAAGATGTTCAAAGCTGGTGATATTTTGAAAGCCGCTGGTTGGGCTACCCCTGCCAGAAACAAGCCTAGAGGCAATGTCTTCACTGACTTGTCTTGGGTTCAATGGACTGGTCCTGCTTACTTATGAGCAAGATGAGTTCACTAATCTTCGACCTACAGGAAGAAGTTCAGGCACAAGAGTTGACCTTCTCACAAATTGCTGAGAAGTTCAGCGTGCCTCTAGACTGGGTCGAAGAAGTTGCAGAAGAGTTAGATAGATTCTACGAAGGAGATAATGAATGGTAAATGCATTCAAAGGTATTTTATTTGGCACTGTACTTGGCTTTTTTGCCTTCGTGCTTCTAGATTACGCAGGAACTATTCCTGATGTCCACATGTCGTATGCGACCAATGAATGTGTACAAGTACTCAACTACCCCACAGTTTTCTTTGGGACTACTGAGTACTCATGTGAAACCCTACCATCTAAGTATCACCACGTTTGGGTGAAGTAATAAATACTTAGGTAAAACTAAGGAGGTATTATGGGACTCAAACTAGCAGGAGTTTTGATGTTAGTTATTGCAATGATGTCTGGTGTAGGTTACTGGTATTACAATGACACTCAAGAGCGTATGAGGGTTCTCAATGAGAACAACGCTCAGTTAGAAGTGGCAGTAGCTACTAACGAGGAAACAATAAAGACGATGGCGGCTGACTATGAGTTAGCAATGAAAACCAACGAACAATTGAATACCGAGTTTAGAAATATACGAAGACAGAATTCAGTACTGGCTGATAAACTCAGCGAACATGATTTAGGTGTTCTCGGTGCGGCAAAGCCGGGCCTTGTAGAACGTGTTATAAACAGTGCATCAGATAAAGCGGGACGTTGTTTCGAATTATTGTCTGGTGCCGAATTGACGGAGAAAGAGATAAATGCTAAAAGCGCAAAATCGTTCAATAGCGAATGCCCTTGGCTTTACGATACTTATCTTGCTTCTGGGCGGTTGCAGTCTTCTACAGCCACCAGTAAAACAGATTGAAGTAACGACTAAGCCAATTGAGAAGCCTAAGCTGACTCTTCCACGTGCGGATGAATTACAAAGCCGTGACGTAAAGTGGACTCTTCTCACGCCAGAAAATTTCGATGAAGAAGTCGAAAAACTAAAAGCAGACGGAAGACCGATGGTCTTCTTTGCCATTACAGATCAAGGGTACGAAAACCTTGGACTGAATTTGTCCGATCTACGGGCATTTATAATGCAACAGCAATCGATCATCAATGCTTACGAGGTATATTACCAAGCGGCTGATGATGCATTAGAAGATGCTGTTGAAATTGAATAGTCTCCGTAGTTCAGCTGGATAGAACAACGGTCTTCTAAACCGTAGGTCACAGGTTCGAATCCTGTCGGGGACGCCAATATAATAGAGGAGTGAATATGTTTTTTATGGAAAGTTATATACCAGACGTAGTGGTTCATATGCGTCAAGAGATTGAAGATGCTAATGGACTTGGTGGTTGTGTGATTGAGGGACCTAGTCCTTTCGATTGGGCGACTAAAACAACGTCTGAACTTTTTACAGGTAAGAAAGTTATTATCTTTGGACTACCAGGTGCATTTACACCTACTTGTTCAAACAATCAATTGCCTGGATTTGATTCGATGTTCGAAGACTTCTCTAAATTAGGCGTTGACGAAATTTGGTGTACATCTGTAAACGATGCTTTTGTGATGAACAAGTGGGCTAAAGACTTGGGAATTACTAACGTCAAGATGTTACCAGACGGTAATGGTGAGTTCGCAGACAAACTAGGTTATCTTGTTGATAAGAGTAATCTAGGCTTTGGTAAGCGGAGTTGGCGTTACGCTATGTATGTTGATAACTTGGCGATCAAGCAGGCTTACGAAGAGGACCACTACATGCCATTGTGCCCAGTAGATCCTTACGAAGTTTCAGATCCAACTAACGTTTTCAATAAATTGAAAGAACATTTAAACGGAGAATAGATTATGATTAGTAGTCCAGAAGATCGAAAGAAGTTGTTGAGCGCAGTGAAAGAAATTTCTAATTCAATGACTAGGGCTGATGCGGAACGTGATTTTCAGAAAGATGCCATCACTGCAATTGCAGATAAATTGGATCTTGAAAAGAAATATGTACGTAAGCTTGCAGTGATTTTTCACAAACAAAACTACAACGAAGTTCAACAAGAACGTGAAGAGTTAGAAGTTTTGTATGAGGCAATGACTCAGCAAGAAGGCGAATAGGAGATATCATGTTACGTTTTTTATGGTTCGGTGTAAAGATCGTGGCGTTGTATTATTTGATAATGATCGCTCTCGTAGCGATTTCAACATGGGGAACCTGTATATGAAAAACGGAGATATCGTTACAGTGATGACCATTAGTGGTGAGTTTGTTGGTAAACTAGAGCGTCAAGACGCTAGTAGTATTACCCTTACTGATCCTAAGTTCATCACAGTGACACAAGAAGGTGGTATGGGCTTTACTAATGGTATTGCTATGACAGGGGTACAAGATCCTAAAGAGGTAACTCTTTATAATGTATCGTTTGTTGTAGACACTAATCCAGAAGTGGTAAGCGCATATAGACAAGCAGTGTCGGGACTGATTACTAAGCCCGACCCTAGTTTCAAATTGTAAGAAAGGTATATTATGAACGATCCAAAAACAATCGAAGAGTATGTAGAAATGCTCGACAACGTTTCAGATGAAAGCATCGAAAACTTATTTGAAGAAATGGGTATCGATATCAATCTGAATAGGGAGTGGGATGATGAGTGATTTAGCGAAAAAAGGCATTGTATTTGCCGTAGACTGTTGGCGACTTATAATGAATGTGAAGTATAATCCTTTACGTTTTATTCCAGATCCCGTCATGCAGACTTACTTCATGCTCGTACTCTTTATCATGTGGAGTGCATTCTTTGGCATGGTCGCAATCTATCACATGGGCTTCATGGGATATGATATCGTAACAAGTATCTGGGTACACGTATCTATTCTAATTCCTATTGCTATTACTAATGGTGTCTTTATCGATGCTGAACGTGATGGTGCTAAATGGATTCAAGAATGGAGGAACAAATGAGTGAAGAAGTAGAAGTAGGATTCAGAGTTCATCGTGCCCATAAGATGATGGACTGGATTGAGAATGAGGTTACTGAGTGGGCCCAAGGTATCGTCTTTGAACACTATGGTGTCGAAGAAGTAACTGAACTGTCCCGTGATCAAATAGAAGAGGTTGCTTCTGAAGCAGACAGACTAGATGAAGACTATGGAGATTTTATATCTTTAGGTTTCTTCAATGTTGTTCGCTGGTGGGAATCTGAGAACGAGGACTATGTTCTGTGAAGTGGGTGCTTGTCTTCATCTATTTGTACGAGGGTAACCCCTTTGCAATGAAAGTAGATTCCTTCGATAATATGATGGACTGTTTTGTTATGAGAGAACAACTATCAATAACACAAGAGGGACCTAGACCAGGTACTTTTCCTCTTGGGCAACAAGCCCTCTGTATACAAAGGAACGATGATGAGACTTACGGATAATATTTATGGTCATCCAATCAACTATCCCAATAGTGAAAACATTAGACCACCTGTACAAAAAGTGAGAAAGCGGGTCGTAGAGCCCGCTACTCGCACAGAAGTATCTGCCGACATGATGGCAAAATGGAACGATAGGTTAGATCGTGACCAAGAAGCCCGAGAGCAGAAAGCTATCGCTGAATATAGAGAAGACGGTAGTATTAGTCCAAGCACTGCTAGTGCTGGTAGCAACATTGACTTTGAGGTGTAATGAAGAAATTTGCAAAGTACGGCAGTATCTTAGCGATACTGTTCTTCACAATTAAAGGCTTGATATGGTTATTGATCCTTTACTTTGGAGTACAAGCCGTCGAACTGCTATAGCATCACTCTCTTTATAGAATTCGTACTGTACACTGTCTTTCTGATTCCCGCCTAGTATCTTGTAGTATGGGACTCCATCAAACAGTACAGTCTTTTCGTAAAAGCCTACGTGACCTTGCCAGCCTTCACGTGGAAAGATAACGATATCGCCACGTTTTATGAATAGTGAATCTACCTCTTCGCCCCAGTACAAGAACGATCTAGCCATTAGAGGATAATCTGATACAGATTCAGACCCAGGTATGTTATGCTCTGCTAACACTGCATTGACGAAAGCGGCACACCATTCATTGTACACTGGATCTACTCCCAGATACTCACGTAGATAGTCTCTATCGTTGACTTCGTGTAGACCAATAAGTTCTTCAGCCAAGTCTATCGATCTTGGCAATCTAGCTTCAACAGTTGCGTAGGAGCAACCAGCAAGAGTGAAGAATACAATAAATTTTTTTACCATAACATTAGCTTTCTACTTGACAACCCATACGCATTGCAGTATATTTATAGCTAAATAAGAGTATAATTATTTGTAACTCTTACAAGGAATAACAGATGCCAATCACAACAACATCTAAAGACACACTAAGCGACGGTACAACTTCAGTATCTTTCAGTCAAATGAGAGATTACTATGGAATTACTGGTCCTGTGTCTTTGAGTGGATCGCTGAATAAGTCTACGATTACTGTGCCAGATACTTTACCTGAAGCAGAGGAAGAGATATCTGTTTCTGATTTCAGAACTAAGAATAGAATCTTAGTAAAGATGGGTATCACAGATACGATTACAGAAGGCGATAGTAGTTCCTGGGCACCTAGACAACCAGACGCAGTTCAACTTCACGTCTATACTATTGGCGGTGGGGGTTCTGGTGGTGCTTCAACTGCTGATGGCGGTCGAGAAAAAGGTGGCTCTGGCGGCGGCGCAGGTGGGGTTGCATTCAGACGATATATGCCCGAAGAACTAGTACAAGCTGTAATTACCGTAGGCGATGGTGGTGCGGCTGTATCAACAGCCTCTAATAGTGGAAATTCGAAAACTGGTCGTGACGGTGGTACAACTACGTTTATATCATACGATTCTGATGGCGATATAACATATATGATGTCCGGTGGCGGTGGTCAACGTGGTAGAGGTGGCAGACAAGGAATAGGTTCTCTCTCCGGCAGTACTAGCATGAGTGATATCGGCAGATGGGGATTTGCACATGGTGCTGTTGCTATGGGTGGTCTAGGTGGAGAACAGAATTACATAAGTGGTGGTAGTCCGACTGTATATCCATATGCCGGAAGCGCCTTTACGATAGACGGAGTAACATATCCCGCAGATACGACTAACAGAGATGGTGCGGCTGTTTCTTCAGGAGGTTCAGTCAACTTAGGATTTGGTGTTGCGGGTGGAGTAAATCCAAATGCAGGCACTTCGAATGAGTATTTAGATTTTCAAGGACTAGAAGCAGAGGTTGACTTATTCTCAATAGCACCTCAACCAGTAATACCATTCGAATGGGAAAATCATGTGATTGCAGAAGATCACAGAGGCGTCAACGTCTTATGTACATTCCAAGGCGGCACATCAAAAGCAAACGAATCTCTAGTTGGCAATGGCACCCCTATTGGTGCTGGTGGTGGAGGTAGTGCTAGACTAAATTCTAGCACTTCTTCTGGAACTGGATCAAAAGGTGGCGTCATCGTTACTTATTATGGATTACCTAATGCTACAGTCGTTGATTATGATTTACCAGAATTGCCTACTACTGCACCTGCTAGAGTCCAGTTACCCTTTCCAGCATATCAGGTTTCAGCATTCTCTGGTACCCTGAGCGGAACGTGTACGGCAGAAATTGAAATTACTAGCGGTGGCTTAGTAACATTTGCAGTCAGTTCATCTGCTCAAGGCGGAGGAAGTGAGCCAGATGACTTCACTTGGTTATTGAGTGGAAATGCTATTGACTATGAAGTTAGGTTCTTACACGTTGAGTCTATTAGAGGCGGTGAGATGGAAGAAGATGCGGGCACGGGCTGGCTGAACTTATCGACTACCAGAACTTGGCGGGTCTTTGATGATGGCAATAGTGGAGAACCAAGTTTTACCAGTGGCACATTCTCTATTAGAGATGCCACATCCACGCTAGTACTTGCTAGTACTGAAGTTACACTGAGGGCAATACAGAGCCCATAAACACAAGAAGGAGATATTGTATGGAAGACTTACAAGAAACCAATTCACCCCTAATTATCAGAGCAAGTAGAGGTGAAAGACTCCGAAAATCTATAGCCGCCCGACTGAGACGGCGCAATGTAAAGCTAACTAAAACTGTAAAATCTTTCAAGCGAGAGAAAGAGGCTAAAGAACGAGTACGTGCAAAGCGAAGACTTCTAAGGCAAAAAAGATTTAGAAATAATCAAAAAAGTGCTTGACAACCCTAATATAATATAGTATAGTTACTACATTGACATGCGCCTGTAACTCAGCGGATAGAGTATCGGTCTACGAAACCGAAAGTCAGATGTTCAAATCATCTCAGGCGCACCAACAGTGGTAAAGGAGTAACCATGGAAGATATGATTAGAGAAGCGGCATTACATCATGCCAAAGGCGAATTAGAAAAAGCAAAAGTAAACGTGCAAATCTATCTTTGCAATCCTGCAGGTATTGGCGAACACAGTGATGTGATTGAAGCCATTCAAGTAGAATTGGATAAAATGGCAACAGCGAGTGATCGCATTGATATGCTAAATAAACACTTTCCTGGATAGTATTTTATGAGAAAGAAGCCTGACGATTTTTGGTATGGAGAACACTTTGCATGGTACGTGAAATGGGCAGCCACGGTTGCTATTTTAGTATCAGTTACATTTCGTCAAGCTGGTGTTGACTGGCGTTTACTTGATCTAGGTTTTGGTGCTGTCGGCACCGCACTGTGGTTATGGGTATCGATCATATGGAAAGATCGATCACTTATAGTATTGAATAGTGTTATGTTGATCATGTTAGCGTCAGCACTATTACGAGAAGTGTAATGAGCGAGTGTGGTGGAATTGGTAGACACGCTAGATTTAGGTTCTAGTGTCGCAAGACGTGGAGGTTCAAGTCCTCTCACTCGTACCAAATACTCTGAGCGTAGTCTGTCACGTGTCAGAGGGACTAGGGTAAGGCAGACTAGACTTATATTGGGCGTCGGTATAAGTCGAATGGAATCTTTGCTACCAACATCAATAGAGTGAAGATAGGGCGCCCCGAATTATGAAAGGATAATTTATGTTTACTGCACTAGTACTAATATGTCTGAATGGAGATATAGACGATAAGTGTTTCGTATCGAAGCATCCAGTTATTTTCAAATCAAGAGACTCTTGCATAGAAACGATAGCGATAGGCGTACAGGGTAAAGTATTTCATGGTAAAGATCCAATTACTAATCAAAAATGGTCGCCCACTGCGTGGAAGTGTGTAGATTGGATTGAGGGTAAAAAGGAAGTGTAGGAAAAGGGGCGAAAGCCCCTTTTCTTATTTCTTAGTCCAAGCTTGTGCGCCAAAGAATGCGGCGACAATACCGGCAACAGCGATAAAGTATACCCCTGCCATATCTCCTAGAATGTCACCAGCTTTCTCTAGACCAATTACGCTAGAGCCTACTACTAACACTGGATAAGCCAGCATACCATATAATGAGAACCATGCCATCTTACGTTGTGCATCTCTCATTGCATCCTGATCTTCAAGTTCTTTTCTCTTGAACTCAAGATACATTGCTTCTTCTGCCTTAGACACTTTCCCATCTCCGTTACTATCGGCTGGGTGATAAGTTTTTGCTTCTTCAGACATCTTATTTTTCCTTTTTGATGATAGTCCATGCGCCATATGCGACAGCACACCAAGCGGCGATTGTTGCCAGCGGACTTGCAAGTAGAATGATACCACCCACAACAACCAAAGCAACTCCATCAAGCGTTGTACGCTCACGTAATCTACCTTTTAGCCAGTTCATTTTCCAACTCCTTTATTCTAGTTTCTAAATCATCGAAGCCCGCAAATTCACAGAGGTCTTTAGATGGATGTGCCATCTCCTCTAACTCTTCAATACGGTCTTCTAAGTCATCAATTTTTTTGGTGACATGCGGATACTTTTTTCTCCATGCATCCGTTGGCTGATCAAACCATGTCCACCCATAACGATCTCTCACAAAATCTAATACACTATCAAACTTGGCATAGCACCATAGTCCTGCTCTAGTGTCTTTGAAGTATGCGAGAAAAGCGGCACCAAATACAGATCCTAAGATCGCTGTATAGATCCAAAGGGTGTCGCCTAATAGCCTATCAATCAGTTCCATCGTTACACTCCGTATACTTTACGTAGTGATTCATACCGTGGTCATATGCTCCATCAAATGGAACGCCTTTCTGCCATGCACGAATTCTACCACGCCACTTATCCTTTACTCTCTGCCACCACGACATGTTTCTAATGTTGCCGTAGTAATTGATGTATCTAGATGGACAGTGGTGTACATATCCCATAACAGCAAATGGTACAGAAGGTACAACATCGTTGTTATTGACATGTCTGAAGTGTGGAGTGTAAAAGCTTTTTGTAAACTTTCTAGTTCCTACTCTGGGTGAGCCATAAGTATACAGTGCATCTACCATGCTATCTAATCTACTAGTAGCGATAGTTGCCATTGCACCACCAAGAGAGTGTCCACAAATGAATACTTTCTTACCTTCTGCGTTTGACAGAAGTTCGTTGATGCTATCCCAGATTTTATCTACTTCAGTTTGAAATCCATTATGTACCCAACCAGAGCCGTTGTTGGCTCTATCTGGCAAAGCGTTTAGGTCTGCCTTGATATCAGAAAACTCTGACGGTTCAGTTCCTCTAAATGCTATGATGAACTCTTCTTTGTTCCACATGATGTGGCACTGAGCGCCATCGTTCTCTATGAATTTGTAGTTCTTGTAGCCTAGGGGAGTGTATAGTTTCTTTGCTTCCTTGCCGTCAAGATAAGCATATTGTGCCATCAAAGCCATTCGATGACATTGTGATTCGTAGTTCATATATTACTCCATAATTGGAATCTATCAGATATTTATGAAATAAGTGTCTTGACAAACAAGGTTTTGTCGTGTACAATAGCATAATAATAGGAGAACGGTATGACCACTTGTTGCCCTGATACTAAGGTAGCACGTACAGAAGGCATAACATATGCCGGTGACTTTTGTTTCAGATATGTCTTGACATTCTGTACAAAATGTGGTATGATATATCCAGTAACCTCAAATTTTAGAGACGGCAAAATTATGAACGAGACAAGTCTAAGAGAATTGTTTCTTGAGTACATTGAGAAGCAACGCAAATTCGAATTGAAAAAGTTTCACTTTGGTTCTGATGATCCAGAAGTAGTAGACGCACAGCAAGAAGCCAATTCGTATCGGCGTATTATTCTAGATCGTCTAGAGGAGATTGAGACATGAGTATGCATATGATTCAAGGCGTTAGAGCGCCAGTCAAAAAACGCAAGGCTGTAAAGATCAATATGGCTAAAGCAGAGATCGATTGGCGTAGATATAACAAAGACATGAGGCGCAAGCATATGCACTCTTGTCAGTTCGAAACCCTTGATGATTACGTTGCATATATATCTGGTAAGCTAAAACCAAAGAAGAAGGAATTTGTGCCATATGAACCGACGACAACAGTTTCAAAACAGGATTATCCATCAAACACGAAGACGGGCACAGTTCATGGAATCCCAGCGGGAGGAACAAAAAAAGAATCACCCGTC